GCCTATACTTTATCTGAATCAGCTTTAAAAGAATATCAGGGAAAAGTGATCGAAACTATTGGAGAGAAAAAAGAGCAATCCGTGAGGGACGCAATCGCTAAAGATAGAATTGATAAAAATCCGGTTAGTAGTCGAGAGGTTATCATTACCGAAAAAGGTAATACTCTCTGTTATGATGCGATTTCAGGTCGATATTTCAAATCTGATATAGATAAATTAAAAAAGGCTGAAATCGAGCTTAATCGACGAATGAGAGACGAAATGTATATTTCACTTAACGAATTCTATTATGAAATAGGACTTAATCCTATAAGTATTGGCGACGATCTTGGATGGAACATCGATCATGGTTATATCGAATTATGTTTTAGTTCACAGTTAACTGATGATGGAAATCCGTGCCTTGTTATTGATTATCGAGTTACTCCAAGATATAAGTATAACTGGTAATGTTGGTACGCGAAAAAAACAAAGTCTTTAATGGAAAGAAGCTAATTAAATTTCTATTTTTTGAAAGGGGAGATAACGATGAATAACCACGAAATCATGGTAAATGAAGAGGTTATGGAGTCAACGGAGATTGCTACTTCTGGAGCTGGTAAAGGTTTTAAGATTGTAGCCGGTATCGGATTAGCCGTACTTGGAAGCGTAATTGCTTATAAGTATGCGGTCAAACCGATTGTGGCTAAAATTAAAGCCAAAAAAGCTCAGAAAAGGATCGACGGAGAAACTATTAACCTTGAAGACGATGAGTTTGAGGTAATCGACGAAAAACAACAGAATAGGAAATAGGCTTCTTTAAGGGAGAGTACCTTTAGCAAGGTGCTTTCCCTTTTTCTTTTGTAAGGAAAGGAGAAAGTTTATGAAACAATATTCATATGATGGACCTGACCAGGGCAGCTTATTTTAATTCAATGAAAGGAGCACCAAAATGTATGAGTATAAGCCAAATTCTCATAAATCAAAAGAAGAACGGATACCGGAGAGGAAAGTAGAAAAAGTCGTTTCAGGGACTGTTAAACCTAAGAAAAAAGGCGGTATTCAAAAGTTTGCGGATATCTTCATATCAGAAGATGTTAGCAACGTAAAATCTTATATTTTAATGGACGTTCTTGTTCCGGCAATCAAGAAAGCAATTTCGGATATTGTTACAAACGGAATCGATATGATTCTATATGGAGAAACGGGCAGAACGAGAAACAAATATTCAACAGCTTCAAAAGTTTCATATCAACGATACTACGATAGAACAGATGAGCAAAGACGCAATTACAGCGCTTTTTCTGCAAGAAATGGATTTGATTACGATGAACTTATTTTTCCAACTCGCGGAGACGCTGAAGCAGTTCTAGATGCCATGAATGAAATAATTTCACAATATGGCATCGTTAGTATCATGGATCTTTATGATTTAGCCAACGTATCTATGGACAACTATGCCGCCAACAAATACGGTTGGACGGATATTAGTGGTTGTAAACCAATTCGGGTAAGAGACGGATATGTTTTGAATTTGCCAAGGGCACTTCCTATAAATTAGGAGGGATTTTATATGAATGGATATTTAACATCATACGGTTATATGGGACTTGTATCCGGACGTTGGATATTATTTGCAACGGAATCCGAGTATTACGAATATTTGAAGGAGGATTGATTAAATGAAACGAGCTGAAATTTTGGATAAGGCCAAACAGTGTGTATGTGGACAGCGTGAAAAGGAATATGGTTCGCCTGAAGATAACTTTCTGACCATAGCAAAACTGTGGTCGGCATATAAGAATGTGGATTTTTCAGCTAACGACGTGGCTATGATGATGGCTCTGCTTAAAATTGCCAGAATTCGTACGGGAACAGCGACTGAAGACAGTTTTGTTGATTTAGCCGGATATGCCGCGTGTGGAGCTGAAATAGTGTCAAAAAATCGTACCAATGCTACTAAATATGTCTACGCTGATGGAAGTGTGGAATACAAATAAGTCTGAAAGGGGAATGTTTAATTATGAAAAAAGAACTTGTTAAAACCGTAAGCTCTTCTTTTAATAAAATGGGCTTTCAACTTAAAAAGCATAGTCCTGAAATTCTTGTGGTGGCCGGTGTTGCCGGTATAATTGTGAGCACTGTTATGGCTTGCAAGGCTACTACTAAGGTCAGTGAAATTCTCGAAGATAGTAAGAATATAATTGATTCCATCCATGATTGTCAGACAAATGAAGCTTTGGCCGACCAGTATACTCCCGAAGATGCTAAAAAAGATTTAGCTATCGTTTATGTTCAGACAGGAATTAAAATTGCTAAGCTTTATGCCCCGGCAGTAGCTCTTGGAACATTGTCTATTGCCAGCATCCTTGCATCTAATAATATTCTTCGTAAGCGTAATGTAGCTCTTGCCGCAGCCTATGCTACAGTTGACAAAACTTTCAAAGAATACCGCAATCGTGTTATCGAACGTTTTGGAGAGCAGGTTGATAAGGAACTTCGTTACGATATCAAGGCCCAAAAGATTGAGAAGACCGTTGTAGGAGAAGACGGAAAAGAAAAGAAAGTAAAAGAAACTATTCAGGTTGCTAAAATTCCTGGTAGCAGTGATTATGCAAAATTCTTTGATTCCAGCTCTAATGCATGGGAAGAAAATGCAGAGTATAATCTCATGTTTCTTAAAGCGGAACAGAATTATGCCAATGATCGACTCAAAGCGAGAGGTTATCTGTTCTTGAACGAAGTGTACGAACGACTTGGCATTCCTCCTACAAAGGCCGGTCAAATTGTCGGATGGATTTACGATCCTAACAATCCGAATCATAACGGAGATAATTATGTAGACTTTGGACTTTATAACATTCACAAGGAAAAGACTCGTGATTTTGTGAATGGTTATGAGGAAGTTATTCTTCTTGATTTCAACGTGGACGGACCTATTCTCGACCGGATTTTAGAATGAATAAAAATTTGTTAACTACCATTTGATCGCTTTAAAAAGGTCGGATGGCAATCTTCTTTATTTATTAGGATGGGGGGATGTAATGCACAAACCATCCAAGATAATTATCCTCGTTTTGACCATTACAGTTATATTTAACGCTTGTAGTAGCCCGACGGTTAATTATACAAATTCACAAGCTACTACAAACGTAAGTTATCATGTTGAAGAGTCGATTATTGAAAGAGAACCATTTACTGACGAAGAAGTGGAGGCTATAGCTAAAACATTAGCCGGAGAATGTTATGACGACAAGTTAAACGATAAACGCCTTGTTGTAGAAGTGATTCTTAATCGGGTATCCGATGGTCGATTCGGAGAAAGTGTTATCGAGGTGGTTTCGGCAAAAGGTCAATTTATCGGATATTGGAAGCAAAGCCGTCCAGTAAGCGATAGTGACATCAAGATTGCAAAAGAAACTCTACGTGAATGGTATGAAAATGATTGTAAAAAATTATCGGAATATCTATTTTTCTATGCCGGACCAAATAGAGAAAACGTGTTCGTAACTCAATATTAAATGAAAAATAAATATAAAGAAAGGAGAAGATGACGAAGATATGAACAATAAGATCACAAGTTTTATGATGTTTATTTTTGGGGCTGCCGTTGGTTCGGTTGTAACATGGCAGTACATAAAAAAGAAGTACGAGCAAATTGCTCAAGAAGAGATTGATTCCGTAAAAGAAACTTTCTCTAAGCTAAATGACTCTGAAAAAAATAATAATGCCGGGACCATTGTGGAAAGAATAAAAGATAAACCAAGTGTTGTGGAATATGCGGCGAAACTTCGTAAACAAGGTTACACCAATTATTCCAATACCAATAGTTTTTCTGAAGAGGAGGTGGACGAAAATATGATAAATGATAAACCTTATGTCATTTCTCCAGACGAAGTTGGAGAATTTTATGATTATGATATAATAAGCCTTACTTATTATGCCGATCATGTTCTTGTCGATGAAGACGATGAACTTGTAGAGGATATTGAAGAAACGGTCGGATTTGAATCACTTAACACTTTTGGAGAGTACGAGGATGATTCCGTCTTTGTGAGAAACGACCGGCTTAAATGTTACTACGAAATTCTTCTTGACAAGAGAAAGTATTCGGACGTAATAAAAAGAAGGCCGCATAAGGTGGAGGATTAAATGACTGGAAACGAGCTGAACAACAAATATTTTGAATGGATGTACCAGCTCGTATGCAATAATCGGAGGCTATCCTATCGAAAGCTTTTTTCTTATCTGCATAATGTAGAATTTATTTACATTATCGGAATGGATGGTAACAGAGCGGAAGATGGGATAGACCTCCGGTATCGTTTTGGATACGAGCAAGGGTATGATAGTCCAATGATTGCTACGCTCCTCGACGACCGACCTTGTAGTGTTCTGGAAATGTTAATAGCTCTCGCTATTCGTTGCGAAGAACATATTATGGATGACCCGGATATTGGCAACAGAACAGGACAATGGTTCTGGAATATGATTATCAATCTTGGTTTGGGTTTCATGGATGATACTAAGTTTGACGAGAATTATGTAAAAGACGTTATTTCGCGATTCCTTTATAGAAAGTATAAACGGAATGGCGAAGGCGGATTATTTACGGTCGAACATTGTAAAAACGATCTACGAACTGTGGAAATCTGGTATCAAATGTGTTGGTATTTAGACGAAGTTTTGGAAAACGGGAGGCGATAATGAAATGAATCACAATGATATCTATAAACGGTTTGAATTATATTTTGAATTATATGCCGGAAATAATGTAGCCGCCTGGTTTCAAAATGGTAAAAACAGCATTCGAATTAGACAAACCAACGGACAAGAATTCATATTTACTTACAACTCTCCAAAAGATTGGAGGTTTGAAACCGTTCAAAGCTATATTAGTAATTTAATGAAAGGAGGAAAAGCGAATGGTGGAAATGTTTAGTTATATTTTCGGGAGTCTAAAGACATCCGAAAATTCGATAAAAGCTATTAAAACGACACTTAGAAACCAGACAAGAATTAATCGAACGGTTGCAGCATTTGCTTTGGTCGTAGCTGCCTATGTAATAACCTCAGAAGTCCATACTTATGAACAAAACAAGAAAATCCAAAACCTCGATAATGAGATAAAGGAGCTTAAACGTATGAAGGGAGAATAAAACGCGATGCTTGACTTTCTCATGATTTCAACGCGTAGCACAAAGCGTGGTGTAATAGAAATCTATCCAAAGTTCATCATCAAAAAAAGCTCAGATCTCATGATTCGAGGCGGCGATTTCTACGCTATATGGGTTGAAGAGCGCGGTTTATGGTCTACGGACGAACAGGATGCTTTACAGCTTATAGACCGCGAGCTCGATAAATATGCTGAAGAAAACCGTCATAAATTTGATTCTCCGGTAAAAGTTCTGCATATGTGGGACTCCGAGTCCGGAATGATTGACTCTTGGCATAAATATTGTCAAAGGCAGATGAGGGACAACTTTCATATGTTGGATGAAAAACTTATATTCTCTAACTACGAGACCAAGAAAGAAGACTACGCCAGTAAAAAGCTGAGTTATCCGCTTGAACCTGGTGATTTGTCTGCTTACGACAAGTTGATGTCAACTCTATACTCGGAGGAGGAAAGACATAAAATTGAGTGGGCAATCGGGTCGATTGTGTCGGGAGATTCTAAGAAAATACAAAAATTTATGGTTTTATATGGTGCGGCCGGAACCGGTAAATCCACCGTACTCAATATCATCCAGCAGCTCTTCGAAGGATATTATTCGGTATTTGATGCTCGGGCACTTGGTTCTTCCAGTAATTCATTTGCATTGGAAGCATTTAAGTCAAATCCGCTTGTAGCGATTCAACACGATGGAGACCTCTCAAAGATTGAAGATAATACGAGGATTAATAGTATTGTCTCTCACGAGCTTATGACAGTTAACGAGAAGTTCAAGTCTACTTATTCAAATCGTTTTAAATGTTTTTTGTTTATTGGTACAAATAAACCGGTTAAAATTACTGACGCTAAATCAGGTCTTATAAGAAGACTAATTGATGTATCCCCTACCGGTAACAAATTAAGTTCTCAAGAGTATAAAACGATTATGAAACAGATAAGCTTCGAGCTTGGCGCTATTGCTCATCATTGCTTACAGGTATATTTGAGCGATCCTGGCAAGTACGATGATTATATTCCCATAGCCATGCTTGGAGCATCAAACGACTTCTATAATTTCATGATTGACTCATATCACGTATTTAAGAAAGAAGACGGAACTACACTTAAAGCCGCTTGGGAGATGTACAAAACTTACTGCGATGAGGCAAAAATAACATTTCCATTTTCTCAAAGAATCTTTAAAGAGGAGCTTAAAAATTATTTTAGGGATTATAAGGACCGTTTCAATCTTGATGATGGGCATAGAGTACGAAGCTATTATAGCGGTTTTAGAACTGAAAAGTTCGAAGAAAAAACCGTGAATAAACAAGAAGAAAAGGTTCAATTAATCCAGTTTGACAGTAAAAAATCTATATTTGATAAGGAGTGTGCGGATTGTCTTGCTCAGTATGCTACGGAAAAAGGAATCCCTTCGAAGAAGTGGAATGATGTATCGACTAAATTATCAGAATTAGATACATCAAAACTTCATTATGTTAAGGTTCCTGAGAATCATATTGTTATAGACTTTGATATTCCAGACGAAGAAGGAAACAAATGCTTTGAAAGGAACGTTG